TCAAGATAGTAGTGGTACATATGGATATGAAACTACTGTTATTGGAGCTAATGACCAACATGATAATACTAATTCAGATACGCATTTGATGTCAGCACAAACTGGTGGGCAAGGTGGTGAGGACGGAGAAGGCACTAATGTTAGTATGACATTTCAAAATGCAAACAACACTATGGCTCCCTTTTGTGTTACAGGGTCATCATCTTATCATAACACTAGTGCCAACCATAGTGGAAGTAACTTTAGTGGCTCTATGAAACCTGCTAATAGAGCAAATGTTGTTAATGGTTTAAGGTTAAAAATGCACACTGGAGATTTAACTAACTTTAGATTTAAATTATATGGATTAAAAGATTAAAATGGCAAATAAAAACAAAATGGTTGATGGTAAGTTAGTTCCATTAACTGATGAAGAACAAGCCAAGTATGATGCAGAACAAAAAGCATGGAATGATGGACAAGCTGATAGAGATTTAGCAGAACTTAGAACTCAAAGAAACATACTACTAGCAGAAACAGATTACATGGGTAATTCAGATGTAACTATGACTGATGCTTGGAAAACATATAGACAAGAATTAAGAGATATAACCAAAACATTTAAGTCAATGAGTGATAAAGACTTTAAGTTTCCAACGAAACCAACGGAGTAAGGCATGCCATACATAGGTCGTTCAGAAAATTTTGGTGTAAGAAGTAGGTTTCAGTATCAAGCTACTGCTGGACAAACGAGCTTCAGTGGATCAGATGCCAACTCACTTGTACTAAGTTACAACGATACATTGTATATGGATGTATATCAAAACGGAATATTGTTAGTGCCGGGAGATGACTATACAGCAACTACTGGCACAACTGTTGTATTAGTTCAAGCAGCGAGTTTAAATGATATAATAGAAATGGTTGTCTATGATGTTTTTACTGTAGCCAACTCTTATACAAAGTCCGAAGCCGATACAAGATACCCATTTAAAGGTAACAACTCAATCATCAGATTAAACGGACAGACAATCAGTGCAGACATTGCAATAGACAGTGATGAGAATGGTGTATCAGGTGGTCCTATAACACAGTCGGCAACAGTCACTGTTAATGGATATTGGAGTATCGTATGAGTTCACAATTAAATGTAGATACCATTGTAGATAAAGCAGGGTCAGGTGGCACGAATGTAAAGATAGGTAATACCTCAACCTATGTATCTGATGGTGGTGCTACTACACAGAATACTGTGCAGGGAATAGCAAAGGCTTGGATAAATATAGATACAAGCACAGTCCGAGATTCGTTTAACAATAGTAGTATAACAGATAATTCTGTAGGAAATAATACAAATACCCTTGCTAACAATATGTCTACTGCTTTTTATTCTGTACCCTCTAGTGCTAATGCTGTTCATTTTTCTAATATAGAAAGTTATGCTACGACTGGCTATAGACATAGAACAAATAATTCAAGTGCTTCTGCAGCAGATAGAGCAGATAATGTAAATGCAGTATTTGGAGATTTAGCATAATGGCAAGTGAACTTAAAGTAGATAAATTTACAGGTGTAACCACAGCAGGGTCTATACTTGTTACAGGTGAAGGCAATAGTACAACAACTAATCTACAATCTGGGTTAGCTAAAGTAAGATATAATTTTGAACTTGACAGCAGTGCTAATAATTTTGAAGGCTCTTTTAATTGTTCGTCAGGTTCAGATGATGGAACAGGAGATGCCACAGTGACTTTTACAAATGCAATGGCTAATCAAAATTACACACCTACTAGTTCTTCTTCAGACGGAGATATTTGTGCGACTCAAGCAGACAGAACAGATGGAAACGGAAGTAGGCAAACTACAGCTTTTAAAAGTAGAATAAGAGATGCTGGTGCTACTGCACGAGACTCAATAGCTTACGTAGCATTATTTGGAGACCTCGCATAATGGCTAGTATATTAAGAGTAAACACATTAACAGATGCAAGTAGTAATAACTCTACTGCTATGAGTACCATTAATCAAGGTACAGCTAAAAGTTGGATACATTTTGAAGGAGACGGAACTATTGCAATTTCAGATAGTTTTAATGTCTCGTCTATAGCAGATGTTACTACAGGAACTTACACTGTTAATATTAATAATGATATGAGTAATGCAGTTTATTCAGCTACTCAAAGTGGAATACATGACGGAGGTTCTTATACTGGATACTTAGCTATTGGGCATGATACACCACCTACTGCATCTGCTATAGAAGTTCATCTTATGAATGCGGGAAATCAAGCAAGGATGGATGGTGAATTTCTTTGTAACGTAATACACGGAGACTTAGCATGACAAAAGCAGCAGAATTAGCAAAGATGGGTGAAGTCCTAACCAATTCACAGATTGGTGGGCGAAGGAATATTGTCATCAATGGTGCTATGAACATATTCCAAAGAAGTTCGTCAGCAGTTACAGGATTAGGAGATGGTAACGAGGGATATGTGGTGCATGACAGAATAAGTCATACTGTTGTTGCAGGAGCAGGAAGATTTACTGTTACACCTGCATCAATAACAGACTTGCCCGGTTTTGCAAATGCCCTTCAAGTCACTTGTACAACAGCAGATACATCTATTGCATCATCAGAGCTTTATGTTTTGCAACATAAATTTGAAGGACAGGATTTACAACAATTAAAAAAAGGTACATCTGATGCAGAAAAAGTCACAGTTTCTTTTTATGTAAAAGGGCATGATTCTGCTACATATACTTGTGAATTATTTGATACGGATAACACAAGACAAATAAGTCAAACTTTCAGTGTAACAACCTCTTGGAGTAGAGTTGAATTAACATTTAATGCAGATACTACAGGTGCATTAACAGATGATAATGGTGAAAGTTTACAGTTAAATATCTTTTTACACGCAGGAAGTGATTACACAGGTGGTACTTTTACTTCTAATACTTGGGCAAGTAATACCAATGCAAACAGAGTAAGTAGTAGTAGTAATTCTATCTTTGAAAGCACATCAGCATCTTTTTCAATAACTGGCTTACAAATGGAAGTAGGCTCACAAGCCACACCATTTGAGCATAGGTCATTTGACGAAGAACTAGCTTTGTGTCAGAGGTATTATTCAGAATTAAACAACTCTGGAGGTGCTGAAAAGTATATTGGTATGATGCAACCATACTCAACAAGTGCTATTTATGGTATTATTCAACAATATCCAAAGTATATGAGAACAGAACCAACAGTTTCACAAAGTGGAACTTTTTATGCATTACAAAAAAACTCTACTACTGGGATATCAAGTTCAGCAATAGGTAGTTTGTTTCCAAGTTGGCATGCTTGGAATAGTGGTGGATGGACTGGAGGTTCTAATTTTATTCAAGGCGGAGCTTCTGTAGTTGTTGCTAACGCAGGTGCAAAACTTATGGCAGATGCAGAATTATAGGAGTAGACATGAATATTACAAAAGCTAAATATCAATCAAACCCACTTGGAGAAAATGAAAACTTACATATAGAAGCTACAATTAATGGAAAAGAATTAGTAGTTCCAGTAAATTCTCAAAACAGACACTACCAAGCAATCCAAGAATGGGTAGCTGAAGGCAACAAGATAGAGGATGCTGATTAATGTTAGGTCACTCTGCTATTGCCGAAGCTGCTATTGCCGATGTAGGAGGTAATTTATTAGCTGCTAGTGCAGAGTTGAGTGGTGTTGCATCTAAGACTTCTGTAGGTGTAGGAATACTAGGTGGTATAGCAGATATAAGTGGTAACTTTACTCAAACATCTACTGGTACGTTTATAACATCTGGTGCGTCAACAAGTCAGAGTTTTGATTTTACACAAAGTGCCGCAGCGAATAGATTAGATGTTACTGCAATAGACTTAACAACGGAGTTTACACAAACTGCCGATGGTATTATGATAAGAGTAGGTGTAGCAAGTAAAGATCTTAATTTTATTAAAACAACAGCAGGTGATTTAATGTTTATAGAAGTAAATGCTGGGGCAACAGAGGAAACTTTTACAGAGATAACACCTAGTGGTACAGAGACATATACAGAAATAACTCCGTCTGGTACGGAAACTTGGACAGAGATACAGTGAGGTAAACATGGCAAGTACATATACATCAAACACAGGAATAGAAAAGATTGGCTCTGGTGAACAAGCGGGTGCTTGGGGTACAACTACAAATAATAATTTTGATATAATAGATAGAGCTTTAAATGGTTCTGTTACGTTAACAATTACAGGTGACACAACACTTTCTACGACAGATGGAACTTTATCTAATGGTCAATTTAAAATTGTAATATTAGCAGGATCGCCCGGATCAGGTTTTAATTTAACAATATCTCCTAACGATCAACAAAAATGGTATTTTATTAAAAATAGCAGTGGTCAAACAGCCACAGTAAAACAAGGTGGTGGAAGCGGTAGCACAGTTGCTGTTGCCACGGGACTAACAGCAATACTTTTTGCAGATGGTACAGGTAGTAATGCTAATGTTTCATCCATTGCTCCGACAGATTTAGTTGCTGATCCAACTCCCCAGCTTGGAGGAAACTTGGACACCAATGGCAACGCAATATTATTTGGATCAAGTAAATGGGCAATATCACTAGATACCGGTGATAATGAATTATTATTTAAGTATAATGGCACAACAGTATTTAAGCTAGGCTCTAATGGTGCCGTAACATCAGCTAACAATGTAACAGCATTTGGAACAAGTTTATAATGACATTACAATCTAGTGGTGCAATATCTTTGTCGGACATTAGAGATGAGTATAATAACGGATCGTCTGCTCCTATTGCGTTTGATGATTATTATAGAGGTGGGTCATTAGTTAGAGCAAATGCCTCTAATAATACAGCTACAAATTTATCTGCTGATGTGCCAACTAGCGCAAACAACAGCTCATTATCAGTCAATGATTTTTATGGACAGTCTAGAGCATTTAGAAAAACATATTCATCAACTGCAACAAATCAAAGTGGTGTTGGTGTTTTTGGTGATGACTTTGCAGTTAACTATCCAAAAGAAATAGTTATAAATTCATCGCAAACTGTAGGTGCAACTAGCACTTCTACACCTGCATTAAAGATAGATAGCACTGGAGCAGGTACAATTACTATAACTAATAATGGTAGTATAGAAGGTGCAGGTGGTGCAGCAGGAGCAACAGGTGGTAATGCTTTACAAGTTGATGGTAGTGTTTCTGTGACTTTAGTAAATAATGGTACAATCAAAGCTGGTGGTGGCGGAGGTGGCAATGGAGGTGCTGGAGGAGCAGGAAGTGGAAGTTCTACTGCATCAATCTCAAATGTAACAGACAAGGTTGGGGATAAGCCAGACTTTGTACCCTATTCAGTTTTAACTCAGTTTGGACCAAGAGCTTGGTCTGGTATAGGTGGTGGACAGTGGGGATTAAATACATCAGGAAATCCTGTAAGTTCTAATATATCTAATATGGGTCCAATGTGGTATTCTTTTGAAGTAAATACTTCTGCTGAATATAGTTTGTCTTCTTCTATAAGTGATCCTTTTCCAGAGGATGGTCAAACAGGTCATCGTGGAACACCTCTTGTTAATATAAGCACATCAGAAGATACAAAGAGTCAGGGTCAAGGAGGTGCTGACTATGGAAGCGGGTTATCTTGGAGTGGATTAAAAGCACCTTTATCTGCTAATACATTATATTATTTTTGTAATTATACTGTTGGTCCTTATGGCAGTTCAACACCAAGTGGTAATTTTTTCTATAATGACATGAGTTCTAGTTTATCTTTATCTATAAATGTTCCAACGAGTGGCGGATCAGCTGGGGCAGGTGGGGTTGGTCAAGGGTATAATCAATCTGCTGGTGGAGCAGGTAGCGGTGGTTCTGGGGGTAGTAATGCAGGAAATGGCGGAGCAGGAGGAGCTGGTGGAGCTTTTGGTGCCTCGGGTTCTGCTGGTTCTGCTGGTAGTAATGGCAGTGGAACGTCTATAAGTTTTCCATCTACAGCACCAACCAATGGTGCGAGTGGCTCATCTGGAGGCGCATCAGGTAAGTCAATACAAGGTGTAAGTAATGTCTCATCAAGCGGTAGTGGTTCTTTAACTGGAGGTACAGCATAATGCCTTTAAACAAATTAAATTTTAAATCAGGCATAACATCAGACATAACACCTTACAGTAACGAAGGTGGTTTTGTTGATTGTGATAAAATAAGATTTAGACTTGGTTATCCTGAAAAAATGGGTGGCTGGACAAAGTATAGTAACGATGTATTTCAAGGTTCGGCAAGAAGATTACATAATTGGATTGCTCTTGATGGATCTGATTTTTTAGGTGTTGGCACACATTTAAAATACTATATAGAAGAAGGTCAAACATTTAATGATATTACTCCTATAAGAAACACAACGAGCGCAGGTGATGTAACCTTTGCAGCAACAAATGGTTCTACAACAATAACTGTTACAGATCCAGCTCATGGCGCTAATGAGAATGATTTTGTCACATTTTCTGGTGCTGTAAGTTTGGGCGGTTTGATAACAGCTACAATATTAAATGCAGAGTTTCAAATAACATCATTAATAAGTTCTAATTCTTATACAATTACATCAAGCGTTGCAGCTAACTCATCTGATACAGGGAATGGTGGAGGTAGTATAGTTGGCACTTATCAAATAAATACAGGTTTAGATGTTACAGTTGGTGGCACAGGGTGGGGCGCTGGTCAATGGAGTGGCACAACTTCTGGTGCATTAGCCACACAATTAGCAGAGGCGTTAGACGCAAGCGAAACAGCAATAGATGTCGATAGTGCTACTGGTATAACTGCTGCTGATTTAATATTGATTGATAATGAATTGATAACAGTTGGTACAATATCATCTAATACACTTGGCACAGGTGGAGGCCCATCCACAAGAGGTGCAAGTGGTACAACAGCGGCAACACATGCCGACAACACCCTTGTGAGATTGGCTGTAGGTAACGCAGATTCAGCTAATGACTTTGTTGGGTGGGGTAATGCCGCATCAGTAACGGTTCCGGGTGCGCAAATTAGGCTTTGGTCACATGATAACTTTGGTGAGGATATAATAATTAATCCAAGAGATGGTGGTTTGTTTTACTGGGATAAAACAAATGGATTAAGCACAAGAGCAGTAGAGCTTTCTACAAGAGCGGGGACTAAAACAAGCATACCTACAGTCGCAAAACAAATAATAGTATCAGATCAAGATAGACATGTAATTGTGTTTGGTTGTGATGGATTAGGCGCAAGTAAAACTGCAACACAGGGCGATGGTATACAAGATCCTCTACTAATTAGATTTTCCTCACAGGAAAACCCTTTAGATTTCTTTCCAACTACAACTAACACAGCAGGTGATATAAGGTTAGGTGGCGGATCTGAGTTTGTTCAAGCAGTAGAAACAAAAGAACAAATACTAGTTTATACTAATAAAACACTTCATTCTATGAGATTTATAGGGCCTCCTTTTACATTTGGCATAAAAGAGTTATCTAAAAATATTACAATAATGAGTCCTTCATCTGCTATAGCGGTTGATGATAGCGTATACTGGATGGGTGTAGATACTTTTTATTTATATAACGGACAGACACAGCAGTTACCATGTAGTGTGAAAGATAAAATTTTTCTTGATTTAAACATAGAGGAGCGTGAAAAAGTCCATGTTGGAGCTAATACCGAGTTTAGTGAGATATGGTGGTTCTACCCTAGTTTAAATAGCACAGAAATAGATAAATATGTCATATACAATTATTTAGAAGGTATATGGTATTTTGGATCTTTAGCAAGACAGGCTTGGTTAGACAGAGGTATAAGAGCATTACCACTAGCAACTGGTGGTCAGAATTTATTTAATCATGAAACAGGTTTTGATGATGATGGCTCTGCAATGACATCATTTGTTGAGTCTGCTCCAATGGCATTAGGTGATGCAGGTAGGTTTGGTTTTATAAATAGAATAATACCAGATGTTAACTTTGCTGGTTCTACTTCTGTTAACCCAAGTGTTGATTTTACTGTTAAAGCTAGAACACATAGTGGATCTGGATTCACA